CGCACTATGAATACTATGTCGCCTCTTTGTGGACTGTATTCAAAACAAGGGTCATTAATGTCCCCAGGTCTTTCTTTTACGTTTCCATTTACATCGATATTTGGGTAGAAGATTGCTCCGCCTTCCCATTCTCCAACGTATGCGACTATTCCGTAGTCAAGCTCGCAACAGCTGCTCCAGATGTCTAGCTGAGATAGTAAGTGGCACATATTTTTGCCAGGTGAGTCAGAATGAGTAAACATTCCCTGATCTCCAGGAACAACTTTTAAAAGATTTAATGCAGGATGGATTACCCATCCTGGAGAAAGAATTTCACTAATCATTTCCCACAGTTCATGCAATCCTTCAATATGAGGAGTTACTTTTTCTGAATACCAGCTTATTAAAGTTTTTTCAAAATCAATTGGTTTTTCTTTGGCCTTTGCATCTTTTTCAATTTTTTGCATTAGCTCTTCTGGGATAGCGTTCTTAAAAACAAATATACCGCTTTTAGTCCCATACGCATCTACGTAAGGAGATATATTAATGCAGTCTTCTCTATCATAAAAATTCATTTTTACCCCTAATCTATATTAGTAATTATACCACGCACACATTATATTGTTTTAAAAATACAAAAGCCTAAACGGAGGCGGATCCATTTAGGCTTTGTACGTGCGTAAGCACACGGGGAACATAAATGCTCTACCCGATTTAAAGTATAAAATACTTTAAATTATATGTCAATCATTTTCTGGAGGAGAATAAGAGGGTGCGGGTCCTAATAAATATCCCTGCTCGTGATAAGCAATCATTTTGCTTGTCTCTTCTTGTCCTACAGATCCTTTTGCTATAAGCGACATCATGTCATATATCCTATGAAGCATAATATAGTTGACCATAGGCAAATTGTCTTCTAGGTCATTTGAATTTTTATTATTCAGGTCTTCCTGCATCTTTCCACCAAATTTCTCTACCCATTGCGTCAGTTACCTGCATCGGAACAGACTCATTTTCTAAATTACAAATACAATTTTTATCACACATTTTTATCTACCTCTTTAACAATTTTTTGATATGTAGATAAGCCAAGTAATTTTTTATAATCGCACTCAATGCAATATAAGTATATCTCGTCTAAAAGACTCTGATTACAAAAAAGAATGGACTGGTCTACTGGGCATAAAAGCTTTTCAACCAATCCATCTTCTGACATGGAGATGTAAGTTGATACGTATTGTATCCTCATCCCATCTCCTTTACTTTGTCGGAAATTTTAAATAAAATTCCTTAGCTCTTGGGGTCATACCCTTCCAAGCTGACCAATCAATACCGCCATCAGTCATGTAGTACGTTATCTCTGCGTTTGTTACTGGGTCGAATAACTCTTTGTTACTCTGCAGATCAAATTTCTCAAGTCTTGTAGGACCAAGATTTCCGATCATATTTATCTGAAATAATCCGTAAGAACTATCTCCTGTATTCCTATTCCCGTTATATGCAAGCGGTCTTCCATTAGATTCACGCTTTGCTATGGACCAAGCTTTTTTAAGGCCTACTCCTTCGAATCCTACAGTCTCAAGTAATACTTTCAACTCTTCGTCTGTAAGCATTTCAGATGGTTTGTAAATTTCTTTACTAAAACTATCTAAAACTTCTTGCTTTAATTGGGCTTCAGTTTTCACTAAAGGTGCTACTACAGGTAAAGCGTTTGCTGAGTTACCAAACAAAAATAACATTGTTACTGCTATTATTGTCCAGTCACGAACCAAATCGCTAAACTGTTGCTTTATATTCTCCATTGGCATTTCCTCCTATAGAGATAACGAACTCTAAGAGTATCATTAAATACAAACAACTGTCAAGTTAGTTGACTAAAACACTATCTCACATAATGATATTATTAAAAATATTTTTAGCCCCTAGACCATTAAATAAAAGTTTGATACACTAGGACTTCACTTAAAATTAGCACCGCAAGGCGGAGAAAAGGTCGTATAGTAAATGTCACAAACTATTGAAAATCCTTATGAAAACTTTATTGCTCTATCTAGATATGCAAAATGGGTAGAAACAGAAGGTCGTAGAGAAACATGGGGAGAAACAGTAGATAGATATTTTACATTTATGACTAATCATTTAAAGACAAACCATAATTATATTCCAAATGAAAAGCTTGTTGCGGAATTAAAAGAGTTTGTTTTTGAACGAAATGTAATGCCATCCATGAGATCAGTAATGACTTCAGGAGCTGCTTTAGAAAGAGATAATGTTGCTGGATATAACTGTGCTTTTCTCCCAGTTGATTCCCCTCGCTCATTTGATGAAACAATGTATGTGCTTATGTGTGGAACTGGTGTTGGATTCTCAGTTGAATACAAGTACATCAATAAACTTCCAGCAGTACCAGAAAAACTTGAAAAATCAGATACTGTAATTGTTGTCGAAGATTCAAAACAAGGTTGGGCTAAAGCTTACCGTGAATTACTTGCGTTACTATGGACTGGACATATCCCAGCGATTGATGTTTCTAAAGTTAGACCCGCTGGAGCAAGACTTAAGACAATGGGCGGAAGATCTTCTGGACCACAACCACTTATAAATCTTTTTGATTTTACAATTGCAAAATTTAAAAATGCGGCAGGAAGAAATCTTAAGCCAATTGAATGTCACGACATAATGTGTAAAATTGGTGAAGTCGTTGTTGTTGGCGGTGTAAGACGATCAGCAATGATTTCTCTTTCTAATATTAACGATATTGAAATGGCGCAAGCTAAGTCTGGAAACTGGTGGGAGCAAAGCCCACAACGTGCATTATCAAATAACTCTGTTGCATACTCACGCAAGCCAGAGATGGAGCAATTTATTGCAGAATGGAAATCTCTTTATGATTCAAAATCGGGAGAACGAGGTATATACAATGTGGCCGCAGCTCAAGCCCAGGCAGCCAAGTTTGGAAGAAGAGATCCAGATATACACTACGGAACTAACCCGTGCTCAGAAATTATTTTACGTCCTTATCAGTTTTGTAACCTTTCAGAAGTCGTATTACGTGAAAATGATACAAAGAAAGATATTGAACGTAAAGTTGAGCTTGCTACAATTCTTGGTACCTGGCAATCAACACTGACAGACTTTAAATATCTTCGTAAAATTTGGAAAGACAACACGGAAGAAGAGAGACTTCTTGGGGTTTCTCTTACAGGGCAGTTTGGCCATAAGTTTATGTCTGGCAAAGAAGATATTGTTATGCTTGAAGCATTTCTTATGACTTTGCGTGAAAAAGCAAGAGAAGTAAACAGAGAAGAGTCTGGTAAAATTGGTATTCCAGAATCTGCAGCAATTACTTGTGTCAAGCCTTCTGGAACCGTTTCACAACTAGTTGGCGTATCTTCAGGCATGCACCCATGGCATTCTCCATATTATATTCGTACAGTTCGTGGCTCTAAAGGAGATCCAATTTCTACATTCTTAAAAGAAGTGGGCATTCCAGTAGAAGACGATGTTATGAAGCCAAATGATACTTACGTATTTTCATTTCCAGTAAAGGCACCAGATGGTGCAATTGTAAGAAATGATTTAACTGCCATTCAGCACTTAGACATATGGCTAGTTTATCAACGTGCTTGGTGTGAACACAAGCCATCAATTACCGTTTCAGTAAAAGAAGATGAATGGATGGAAGTTGGCGCTTGGGTGTATAAGAATTTTGACGAGGTCTCTGGAATTTCATTCCTACCGCATTCAGATCATACATACAAGCAAGCTCCTTACCAAGAGGTTTCAAAGGAAGATTACGATGCGCTGGTTGCAAAGATGCCTAAGAATATTCGTTGGGAAGACCTTTCATTCTATGAGACAGAAGACGGAACATCACCCTCTGCCACCCTTGCCTGCAGTTCCGATGGAAATTGCGAACTTGTGGATATTTCAGCATAGTGGTAGAATTATAGTATTCGGCTTAGGCCGAAAATTCCAAGGGCAAATTGCCCACAAGGAGATAATAAAATGGCTAAATTTGCAAAAGCAGATTTAAACAAAGATGGAAAGGTAACTATGCAAGAACAGATTCTAGCAGCGTTAGCAAGTTATGGAAGAGCATTTCTTTCAGCAGCTCTTGCTTTATACATGACAGGTAATACAAATCCCAGAGACCTATTACTTGGCGGAGTGGCAGCAGTAGCGCCAGTTCTATTAAAGGCACTTAATCCAAATGACAAGAATTTCGGTTTCGTTAACAAGGCTTAAAAAGTAGTCAATTAGAAATACTCCTGTGCTAAAATTAGTACAGGAGTATTCCTATTTAGGAGACTATGGCAAATGGCAGGACAAAAGAATTTCGAAGTAGATCAAAATGCTACATTTAGCTTTGTACTAGAATACAAAGACGATAATGGAAATGCAATTGATTTAAATGGCGCATCTGCAAAGATGCAAATCCGTGACATAAAAGGCGGAGCTAAACTAGCCGTCACATTAACATCACCTTCAGGTGGAATTGTAATTGATGGCCTTAATGGGAAATTGACCATTACACTTACACCAACTCAAACAAACAAACTCTTTTATCCTAAATCAGTATATGACATTATGCTTGTTGATTCTAATGCAAATAAAATAAAACTCCTTGAGGGCTTCATGACGCTCAATAGATCGGTAACAGTATAATGGCCGAAAAAGTAATTGTAACTGAAATTGTTAATGATGTAATAGTTTCCTCTCCAGGACCACAAGGGCCTAGAGGTAGAACTATCCTTAACGGCACAGGTGTCCCTTCTAACAACTTGGGACTTGAAGGCGACTTCTATTACGACAAATCTCTTTCTAAATTTTACGGTCCAAAATTATCAGATGCAACATGGGCTAATGCTGCTGTAATAACACTGTCTTCAAACACATTGTCTTTCAGTTGGGAATTAGCACAATTAACAGGCCCAGTTCAGGGTATATATTCATTGCCAATACTTCATAACTTAGGGTATAACCCAAATGTTACAGTAAAATCAAGTGCAGGGGATATATTAGAAGTGGGTATAGATTATAACGGTTTAAATCAAATAACGCTGACAATGGCACAGCCATTTTCAGGGACAGCGCACCTGTCATAAAGGGAGATAGCAAATGGCAAAAAAATATTTAGTTAGTATTGATCTCAACAAGAATGAGTTACTCAATGCTCGAATTCAAAACTTAGGGTCCGCCCCATCTAATCCAGTAGCAGGTCAAATTTACTTTGACACTGGAACAAATACACTTTACTTCTACAACTCGACAGAGTGGGTACCAGCATCTGGTTCTACAGAAGTAATTCAAGATGTAATTAGCTCCACAGTAGTATCTGGCACAGGATTAACTGCCACATATAACGACGTAGCGGGAACACATACAATAAAATTAAATGATACTGCAGTAACAGCTGGAACTTATGGTTCAATTACAAAAGTACCAACATTTACAGTAGATCAGCAAGGTAGATTAACTGGAGCAAGCGAAGCCAACCTGGTTATTCCACTAGATTCTCAGACAACAGGAGACTATGTAGCAACTATTGTTGGAACAGCAAATGAAGTTACTGTTTCTCCAAATAGTGGACACAATGCAGCAGTAACTATTGGTCTTCCAGACAACGTAGAGATCACTGGCAATTTGCAGGTAGGCGGAAACCTAAATGTTATTGGAACTGTTAATTCTGTAAATACAACACAGATTAACATTGAAGATAATAAGGTAAAGCTTAATAGCGGATTTGCAGGAAC